CGAGCGCTCCGAGTGCCTGGTTGCAGTTTTGGCATGCTGCGCGCAAGTTGGATGGGTCCCACCACCCGCCACCCCATGAAACTGGTGTGATGTGGTCCACGCAGGTGGCTTGGGTTGTGCAGCCGAGCAAACCGATTTGGCAGGTGTGGCCGTCGCGTTCAAGGATGCGTGCTCGAACGGTGCGCCACCGTCCCGAGTAGACGGGTTTTTGTGGTTTGTAGCGTCCGTTTCTCAAAGGGGGGCCACCGGTTTTTTTGGGGGGTAACGGGTCGGTTTATTGTTCACCGTACATGGCTGCGAATTTGCGGCCGAATCGTTTTGGGTCGGGTGTGCGGCCTCGACCTTCAACAACTTTGCAGTAGGCGGCCCATGCGATTGCTTGGCCTTCGGTTATGCCGATGACGGGGCCGGTGGCTTCGGGCAGTGCGTCGCGGCTCATGTTGAGCCGGTTGTGTTCGTGGCGTAGTTCTTTGGCAACGAGGTTGAATGATGGCACGCTGTCAGGCTTGCTGACCATCATGCGATCAAATGCTAGGTACACCACGTCATCGTGGTAGCGGGCCAGCAGTTCGGCCCACATGGTGAGCATGGTTTTGGCGGCTGCGCTGTCTTTGTCTTGGTCGTGGTCCCATGGCATGCGTCGTGGTTTGTATGCGAACGCGACGGGGCCGGTGAGGTATTTGATGGCTGTTGCTTTGTTCATGTTCCCTCCTCAAGGTCTGCCAACAGTTCGTTGGCTAGGTCAATGCCTGCAGTCAGTGTGCCACGGGTCACGGTCACGGGTGGTGGATCGTCGCACCAGCGGGCTTGTGTGAGCCAGGTGTACGGGTGCGGTATGTATTGGGTTGCGGTTGCGGATTGCTGCCAGTAGTTGGCCCATCGTTGTGCGCCTTCGAGGATGAGCTCGGCCTCAGTGGTGGCGTTGCGTTGCCACCAGCGTGAGCACTTCTGTTTGGCAATCTTGCGCGGGTACAACTGCCAGAACCGAGCAAAATGATCGTTTTCAGATTCTTTGACGGTTCTGTTATTACGGTTCTGTCCGGACACGGGTGTCCGGTGGTCTACCGGACACGTATGTCCGGTGGTAGACGACACGGGTGTCCGGTGGTCCACACGACACGGGTGTCCGGTGGTGGCGGTCATGTTCAGCCGATACGTGTACGTGCTCAGGCTGCCATCGGGCCTCCTGCGACGCTCACGACTGATCAAACCGTGCTGTTCGAGGTCGGCTGCGATGCGTTGCACCTGGCGAGCTGATAGCAGGCAGCGTGACGCAATGAGGTTCATTGATGGCCAGCAGGTGCCGTTGTCGTCGGCGTGATCTGCGAGCGCCAGCAACACCAGTTTTTGTGTCGGGTTGGTGAGTTCCTGCTCCCATGCCCACGACAACGTGCGCAGGCTCATCGTGCCATTTCCATAATGATGCGGCCGACGTGTTCGGCTACTTGGGGCACGACTGCGTTGCCAAGTGCTCGCAGTCTGTCCATCCTTCGGGAAATCCCATAAGCCACTCGATCCACGTTGGGTTCAGACTGCCAGAACCTTCGGTTTTCGCTATTTCGGTTGGAAGTTGTCCCTTCATCCCTGCGCCTTTGTAATCCCTTGCAATTGGTGTAGGCCATAGGTGACGGCCAGGATTGTGTTTCAGCATTGATGGTGCCCACTGATTTGCTGTTGCCGTCGGTGTCCATTCCATGTTGCCGTGTAGCGATAACGAATACTCGATCGCGGAGGTGCGGCGCGCCGACGGCTGCCGCTGGTATGCAGTCCCATTCTGCGTCATACCCGAGCGCGGCCAAATCTGCGAGAACTTGTCCAAATCCCAAACTAAGGTGCCCTGACACGTTCTCCAGCAGTGCGTATCGGGGTCGAACCACGCGAATGGCTGCGGCGAAGTATGGCCAGAGGTGTCGTGGGTCGTGTTCGCCTTTTCTGGCTCCTGCGTAACTGAATGGTTGGCAGGGGTATCCTCCGGCCACAACGTCGGTTCGCTCCACTGTTGACCAGTCAATTTGGGTCACATCTCCTAGATTCGGTGTGTCGGGCCAATGTTTTTTGAGCACTTTGCAGGCGTACGGCTCAATTTCGGATTGCCAGCGGCATTGCATGCCTGCGCGTTCTAAACCGAGGTCAATGCCGCCGATGCCGCTAAATAGGCTGCCAAATGTCAGCACTCCAAGCCTCGCAACCGGTCGTGGATTGCGTCTAGGTCCTCAGGCCGCCATACGTGGTACTCGACTCCTGCTGCTAGCAGTACGTCACGCCACCGTTTTTGGTTCTCAGTGAGTTGGCCTCGGCCGCGTTTCAGTTCGGCCAGCAGGAAACCGTGTGTTGGGTGCGCCAGGGCTAGATCAGGCCAGCCGGTGTCACCTTGGGTGGCGGTACGCCATTGCCCTTTGCTGTTTTGGGCTGGCAGCGGGTGAAATACGAGCCAGCCGTACATTTTGGCGATGGTGACCACCTTGAGTTGTAGGTCACGCTCAAACATCGGTTTCGGTGGCGGCGTCGCGCGCCATGGCCTGCTCAATGGCGGTGTTCACTTGCACCATGTTTTGCAGGTTCAGCGCGTACTCGTTGCAATGGTGTAAACGGTCCTGCAGGCTCTCAATCGTGGTCACCAGGTGCCGGATTTCGTCGGCGGCCTGTTTGTAAAGGGTGTGGCCGTTGCCACCGTAGGTACGCAGGTGGTGCGCGTTGTCAAGCGCAGCCAGTAGGTCATCACGTTTCATTTTTCCTCCTCAGTTTTGTGGCCATGTCGCAGGTTTTGCATAACCAGTTGTCGTTTCGTGGCCCGTAGTAGCGGCGCTGGCAGCGCAGGCAGGTGTGCCAACGCCATTCACCGGCCATCAGGCCACCTCACGCACCAACGCCTCCAAGTGTTGGACGTGGGCGCGCAGTTCACGGATTTGGGCGGCGTATGCGTCAAGCTCGTCGGCGGCACGGTGGATCAGGGGCAGCATGCGGCCTGGTGTTTCATTGGCGACGGTCCACAAACGCAGTTTGTCTGAGGTTCGTGTTTCGTAGGTCATTGGTTCAACTCCTCAATTTTGCGTGAGCAGGCCCGTTTGTCGGCTGCGAGGGTTTCCCATTCTGCATCATTGATGGTCACTCCTCGACGTTTCGCCAAGGTGCGCAAAAAACCGAGTTGTTTGTCGGAAGCCGCTTGTGTGCCGCTTGACGGTTTCGCGGGCCTGTCAGGTACCGGTTGCAGTTTGCGTGGCTCTGGCGGCGTTTCAGGCCCGCCTGACGGGTGCCTGCTGCGTGACTGAGCGGCCGCCACCTCGTCAGCGGACGCAATGCCGGTGTCAATGGCAACGCCCATCATGCCGAGGCAGCGTCCGAGCGCCGAGGTTGAGGCGTTTTGCTGTTCACTGCCTTTGGTGTACGGGGTGGTGCCTGGCCATGGTTCCCAACATGAGGCGATGGCGGGCAGCGGGTCGTCAGGATCACGCCACACGGTCGTTGTGACCTCGAGGTAGTGGCGGTCACCGATCTGCACGATGTTTGGTGCGGTTTCTTGGATTCGTAGTTCGGGCCAGCGTTCTAACGCGAGTTTGAGCCGCTGGTTGACGGTTACGTAGTCACCGAGGTCAAACGCCATCAGAACGGGTCCAAACTGTTATGCAGGGTGGCGCTCAGCGCTTCCAAGGTGCGAACTACTGACCACAAGGTCCATCGGGCCTCACGAAACATGTCGGCTGCGCATGCGTCACCGCTGCCGCCATACATGCCAAGGTGCTCGTTGAGTTCGCTGTCAGGTAACGCCAGGTCAAGTTGCCAGTCAATGATCGTGGCAAGCAGCTCGTCAATCAGGCGTGTGATCCGCTCTGGTTCGGGTAGTTGTGTCTTGGTCATGTCCCTCCTCTGGTGTTCGACCGTGACGTTTGATGTATTCGGCGCGGCGTTGTTGTGGTGTCATGCCACCAAAAATGCCGTGCCATGGTGGTGGCAGTTCTAATGCGTAGTCAAGGCAGTCGGTGGCGACAGGGCAGGCTGCGCACATTTCGAGTGCTTGACGTGCGGTTTTTGTGTTTGGGTTGCGGCCGTCGCCAGCAAACCAGAGGCGGGTGGGCTGGTGTTGGCAGGCGGCCTGTTCGGTCCAACCCAAATCGCGGCTGCGGTGCCAAGTGATGACGGGCTCAAGTTCGCGGGCGCGTCGGCGTTTCTCACGGTATTCACGGGCTTTCGCGCTGTTCCATGCTTTGCACACGATGCAGCGGCAGCCTGATTTGTAGCCTGCGGCGCGTCCGTGTAGGTCAATGTCAATGTCGTCACGGATCATCGGCACATTGCGTCAGAATCAATTGACATGTACCACGGCTGCCAGCCGCAACCCCACCAGCGTTCGGCCTGCTGATAAATAATCCATGCGGCCACAACGTTGACAGCGGGCACAAACAGCCGCTCAGCAGTGATGCCGTACTGTTCGAGCATCGGCAAATGCACCATGTTGATTTGAAACAGGCCGTGATCACCTGAGCCGACACGGCCCGAGGTGGTGCGGTGCGCGTCCGGTTGACAACGGGACTCAGCCCACATCACACGGTCAGCGTTTGCCCATTGGTCGCGGGGAAACGCTATGGCGAGGGTTGACCACCACGCAGGGCACCGTGCGTCATCGGGAACGGTCGTGGTGGTCGTATTACCAGCCACAGGGCCAGGAGGTTTGCGCTCCAGACCGTCTGCCCTGCCTTCAACGCGCACGGCCCTTGTGGTGGTGTGAGGTGCCAGTACCGGCGGCTCAGGGGGAGGAGCCATCCACACGGGTACCGGTACTGGCGGGCTTGCCTCGGCGTGTTCGTGGTCGGCACCGCCGACACCGAGGCTGAGTCCTAGTAGGCCGCTAAGGCCGAGTGCTGTAACAAACCAAGTTGAATGACGCATGTGTAATCCCTCCTCGAGCGATTAGACATGATTGCTACGCGGCTGTCAAGTACCAATCTGGTTTTTGAGTTGGCTGAGCCGCCAATCAACGATGCGGTCCACGATCCGGAACAGCCAGCCGCGCAGCACATAACGCAGCACGTTATGTCACCAGCCTTCGGCAGCTCGATCAGCGGGCAACAGTGGCGCAGTCCATGTTTTGCCGTGCTCGGGTGTCATCAGCCAGGCGGCTTGCGCGGGCGGCTCAAACCCAAAGTTCTCAGTCATCGCGTACTCGTCATAGCCCTTGAGGCTGCCGTTGACGACGAATGACGGGCCAAACACCAATTGGTGCCAGTGTCCCATGATCAGCAGGTCATACGGCATGCTGAACGCGGCCTGGCGTTGCCGTTTGCGTGCGTCAAGCCGCATGATCGGCGGCCAAATACCGCCAATGCCGCCACCGCCTCGCGCCTGGTCACCGTGGGTCAACATGACGGTGTGCCCATATGACGGGATCAGACAGTCAGCGGCCTCGGATACGTCAAACGTGATGCGTGGATTGTTGGCAAAAATGCGTGCGAGTGCACGGCCGAGGAACCAGTCGAAGTTGTCGCGGGCACGCAGTTTTGCTCGAGGTTTGCGGGTGCGTCGGCCGTGGTTCCCAACCACAACTGGAACATGAATGTTGCCGAACTCGTCGGCCAGCATGCCAATGACAGCGGCCAGGTGGTCAAGCCAGTAGTCGAGGCTGCCGAGCACCGTGTCCTCGTTGGTGGCGGTCAATTCCTCGTGAATGTCACCGCTGAACATGTCGCCACCGAGCGCCACAACGGCACCGTCATACGTTAGGCCGGTCCAATAGTCGCGGGTCACGTTCACAAACCGGCGTGCTGTTTCGTACAGCCGCAGTTTGGCTATTTCACGGTCGTAGGCGTTGACGTGGTGCATTTCGGCAGGGTTGACGACCTCATCAAGGTGCAGGTCGGACAGCATCAGCCACGGTGTTGCATGATGTTTCGTTTTTGATTTCGGCGGGCTGCTCAACCATTTTGGTGGTTGCGGTCGTGTCCCAATTTTGGACAGCACACCGAGCTCACGCTCTAGGCGTTTGCGGGTTTCGTCTTGGTCTTTGAGGCGGGCCTGCAGTTCACGCACTGTTTCTTCGAGCAGTTCGTGTTGTTGTCTGCCCTCGTCGGACAGGCCGTCAGCAATGCTCATGTTTCACACCTGCAACTGCCGTTGACATGCATTTGTGTGACACGGATACCAAGGTCAACACCGTTGGCGTTCAAGGTGTCTGTTAGTCGTTGTGCGGATGGGCCCGCTCCACGCGGCTGCAGTTTGCGTTTCTCACGTATCTGGTGCATGTAATCCTCAACAGCGGCGCGGTCAGTGTCGTCGGCCTGGTCAAGCCAACGGCCAAACGCGCAACGCGGCCGATCTACGGTCGCCAAATCGTCAGCCAAACCCATGTGCCCTCCTCAAGTTGCTCAATCTTCGGTGGATCGTTTGCCGATAATCGGTTCAACGGCTTGGCCGGTGCGTGCCGCGACACCGTTGCCGATGGCGTAGCCGACCACGCTGGAAATGATCGCCAGCACCGCGTCACCTTCTAACACTTCGAGCGCGCCAAGCACTGAAACACAAATCAGCGCAACCAATGCAATTGCGGCCTTTGGGACGTTGACCACGGTGATGGCGTTTTTTGTCATTTGATGCCTGCCTGAATGTCGATCAGCACATGGCACGGGCCGGACGTGTAGACCTGGACAGTGCCGTCAGTCCTTACCGGTGTCCATGCGCTGTTTGCGATGTTTACACCGTGACTGTAGTTGACGTTTGACACGTTCGGTGGTGTATGCCCGTCACCCCATACCGTTAGGTAGCCCGATCCTGACGGGTCCACAACCGTGATGTTGACAAACGCAGCTCGCCAATCACCGACATGCACGCTGCGGGTTTCACCTCGACCAAACGCGGCAGTGTTGCGGCTGTCGTAAACACGGGCGGGCGGGCTGACTATTTGCATGGCGGTGGCCTCATCAATGATTGGTTGCGGTTGCGGTGTCGGGTCGGGTTTCGGTGGCCATGGTGTGCGCGGTTCGAACACGCCACGCTCAATTTGGCTGTAAAGGCCGTCACCAGGGCAACGGGTCGCTGCCAGGTCACGGTGCCCGATGATCGGCAAATGTTTACCGGCTTGTGTGCGTGCCCACGCCACCAAGTTGCGCACCTCATCAACCATGGGTTGTGGCGCGGCGTTCTGCCAGTCAACTAAACACAAAATGACCCATGTGGTGGCGTTATGGCCACGGTTCGCGGCCGGTTGAAACTCGGTGCCTCGTATCTCCCACGACACACCTGCCTGATCTACCGCCACCGAGTATCCGAGTGAATACCCACGGTTTTTGACGTAACTGGCCTGCATTGCCCGTAAATAGGCGGCAGTGTCAGGGTTGGCGTGCCGGTCGGCCGTGTAATGGATGACGAGCCGCTCAACACGTCCCCATTGGACAGGTCCGCTATTGGTGTGGGCCTCAACGGTGTTTGGGGCTTGTTCCCATGCCGCACGGCTGCGGTCCCACATGGCTAGTGGATGCTGTCGTCAGGCAGCGGCGGGTCAGGCCGCGGATCACTGACCGTGGTCGGTTCACCACAGGCACCGCACTTCACAGGGTCAGGTTCACCCAACACATTGCGAGGAACGTCGTGCCAACGGCAGGTGGTGGTGGTGCAGGTTGCTGTAATCATGCGATTTGGTAGGCAAAAAAGCCGCTGATTCGGTCACTGGTCGCCCAAGTAAACGGGTAGGTCGTGCTGACGCTTGATCCACGAACAACATAAGTTCCTGAGGCAAGTTCTGGATAGATCCCAATGACCGTGGCTTGTGATTGCGCCGTGGCCATGATCAATGCGGGGCCAGCGTCCGTGTCGGTCAGTCGGAAACGACCGAGAGGAGTACCCGTAACGGCTCCGCCGCCAGATATTGAACCGACCGGCACAGCCATTACCACGGGGCCGCCGACAGAAGTAGTGGAGCCAAAAGTGGTGTCTCCATAAACGTGAACGAAGTCTCCAATCTGGACGTAATACCAACTTTCCGTGGCGTTGCCTGGTGTCAGGTTCGTCCATGACGGTGTGAACGCGGTCGCACTACCGCCGCCGATTGTGTTCCATGCGGAGCCGTCGTAAACAGTCACCGTGTCGGTGTCCTCAAGGTACGCGACCATGCCCTCATCAAGCACAGCGCTTAGCGCAGTGTCACGCGCCGACGCATCAGCAAACGTCATCACGGTTTGCCGCATCAAATAGTTGTCAACATCACCGGCCGTCAGGATCGCACCCGACGCAAAATCTTTGAAACCTGCACCCATGTCAGCCCAACCTGTTTCGGTCTAGGACCCCAAACGTGGAGTCGTCCAGCAAAAATGACGAGTTGTCTGCGAGCGGCACACAGTCAATGGTAACGGTTGCGTCCGTCGGTGTCAGGTTGATTGTGCGAGAACCCAACACAACGAGCTCGTCAACCTGGCTGTTGTTCGTCGGTGTGAACGTGATCGTGGCAGGGTTCCAAATGCCGGTTTCCACGTCAAGCAACGCAGCCCACTTCGCGGCCGCTGCCGTGTCTGCAATGGCTTCAACCATTTTGGCGGTGATCTGAAACTGTTTGACACTGAACCGTGATGTAGAGGTGCGATTAGCCCAACGCTCACCAGCGCCTCGCACATCACCTTGATAAGCGTCCGGCCGAATGACAGGGTTGATCGCCCAAAAATCGTCCCATGCGTTAGCCAACGTGGAAAACACCACGTTGCGTTGCCCGTAGTCAAGTGCGCTAGCAGTGTTTCGGTAGTAGTAAGCGGTTGACCCTGCCGAATTCGACTGTGTTTGCGCGCTGTTCACAATGCTGTCATTGGTATAACCGCGCTGCACGCGTCGTAACGGCAGCCCACTGCCGGTCGGTGACTCGTCAAACGTGAACGCCACGCGGTAAGTGGTGTGGTTGACCAACGCAAAATCAAGCACGTGCGCAACCGCGTTGTTGAACGTGCCACCGCTGAAGTCGAGGCCGCCTGGCCAACCGACGCAAGGGCCTGCAGGCATAATGCCGGTGTTGATGAGGTCGGCAACGCTGACGTTGAACCAGTCATCAATTTCAAACATGGTAAATGGCGTTGTAAACGTGATCGGCTGGTCATGCGATTTAAACTGTGCTCCCGTTTCGCGACCCAACCCAGGAAAGATCACGGGCGGTATGAGCGCAATAAGCGCTGGTGGCGGGCCAGGATCGAATTCATAAACACCGTTGTAAATGGATCCCATGACGGCATCGACCGACTGGAAGTTGTAAACGGACGTGTCAAGGCTGAGGTCGGCCTCCACGATTTGTGTGCCAGCCGACGTAAAAAAATCGACGGCAGTGAACCGAATTTCGCTGTTGACCCCGTTGTCATCAATCGCCACGTCATTGACGATGCCTGCGAACACGTCACACACGGTTTGTGTGGTGCCGTCGTCCACGGTTGCGCGGATCGTGAGCGCCCACTGGAAAAAATCGGTTGACCCGTAAGTGCCTGAGCCGTCAGGTGTGAATTCGCCATCGTCGTTGCGGATACTGACAATGGCGTTTGAGCTGCCGAACCGGCCAACCTCAACAGTGGTTGTGGTGACCGCGCCGACGGTGCGGCTCGTCAGATCAATGCTCGAACCGTATTGTTCAAGTTTGATGGTCCACGACGTGGTGACGGCCATTAGCGCACACCGCCGATGACGGGCAGCGGTAGCGCACCGTAGCGGCGTGTGTATTGACGCAACGCGTTCACAACGTCCTGCCCGTCACTACCTGGCGGCATGTTGACCGTGATGTTGTAGTTACCGCCCATGCGGCCCATTTGGTCAAGCGGGATCACGGCCTCAGGGCCTGCTTCACCGATCATCGCCAACGTTGGGCCGGTGACAACACCGCCAGTGGCGAGCCCTGGAATACCGAACCGGCCGAGCAATGCGCCTGCCGATTCAAGCGCACCGCGAATACCTGAAATGCCTGGCAGATAGTCCGTGGCGCGCAACAATCGGCTTGATTCCTGCTTGAGTCCTGAAATGATGCCGTCTACAGTGGCTTTGCCAGCGCCTTTGCCGAGGTTGAAAAAACCAGGAATTCCAACGTTGATAAACCATTGGGTGGCTTGATCAAGGAACCGACTCAGCGCAGGGCCGATTTCGGGCCGGATTTTTTCAATCCAATCAACCAGTGCGGCACCGAGTTTGGCGGTTTGCGCGATTAGGGCAGGCAAACCGATGTTGAGCAGCCAAGTAAGAATGTCAAACAGCCACTCACCGAGTTTTTCTAGCGCTGGCCGGATGTTCGGTGTGATCCACTCCACCAGTGCGTTGCCGAGCTCAACGAGTTTGTCAACCAGCGTCGGCAGGCCGTCGTTGACAAACCAGTTGGCGGCCTTGCCAATGAATTCGCCTAACGCCTCGAGCATTGGTCTGATGCGTGGCGCAATCCAATCAACCAAGGCTTGACCCAACTCCATAAGTTTGCTGCCGATCCATGGCAACGCGTCGTCAACAATGAATTTGCCTGCGGCCTCCATGAAATCGACTAGCGCGGTTTTGACTGACGGCCATACTTCGCCTGCAATGGTTTTGAGTTCGCTGAACGCGCCACTAAGGCCGCCTTCACCGAACGCGTCCATGATGCGTTGCACAAACGGCATCACTGCGTCAATGGCGCGCATCACACCGTCAAATGCGGCCTCGGCGGCTGGTGCGAGGCCAACCAACGCCATGTTTTTGAGTTGGTTGAATTTGTCTGACAGTGTGGCGACCTGATCGGCTTGCGCGCTTACAACGCCTTCACCTTTGCCGAGCAGCCCGTTGAACGTTTCAATTTCAAAGTTGCCTGACCTAATGGCGTTCGTGAGGCGTTGCGCACCTTCAGCACCGAACGCGTCGGTGGCGATGGCGAGCGCTTCCATTTCGGTGCCAGCGTTTTTGATTGCGCCAACCGTGTCTTGCAGCGCGTCCTGCGGTCGGCCACCTTCTTTGGCCACGTCCCGAAAAAACTTGTTCATGGCAGGACCGATGCGGGTCACGGACACGCCTGCTTGCTCGAGCATGCCCATGATTGCGCCGGTTTCTTCCAGGTGGAAACCTGCGTTAGCGAAGATTGGGCCGAATGTTTCCATTTGGCTGAGCAACTGGTCCATGGGTGCGCCAGTGGCTTGGCTGATGCGCACCAGGTCGCCTAACACCTCGTCGGTGTTGCCTGCGTCCTCACCGAACTGCGTGAGCGCTGCGTCAACTGCGCCAATGGCTTTAGCGGTGTCAGTGCCGGTTACACGCGCAAAATCGAGAAACGCAGTGGTGGTGGCCTCGAGCTCGGTGCCGGTCTGACCAAAAAACGTGTTGACATCGGCCAAGGTTTGCGCGACCACTTCGCCACTGTCGGGCACGGTTTTGAGTACGTCCTGCGTGGATTGGACTAGCGCGTCAAGTGCGTCACCTGATGCGCCGGTGCCACGAACAATGGTGTTCTCAAGGCCGTCAAAGTGTGAGCCGAGCGCCACAAGTGCGCCACCGGCCGCACCGGCTGCACCGACAACTGCGGTGCCGACACCGGCCAAACCTTTGAACACGCCACCGACACGACCTGAGAACGTGTCGAGGCGGCCTTCGGTGTCACGCAGCACCTTGCGGAGTGGTGCCGCGTTGCCGGTGATCGGGATGCTGATTGACTTTGCCATTACCGCGCCAGTTTATGAATCTTGATGAGTTGCGTGATGCGCTCGGCGTACAACTGGACCACTTCGGGCCGTCGCGCGTCAAGCTCGTCGTACACGAACGGTTGCGGTCTGATGCGACGTGCAGGCCAGCCGAAATGGATCGGGCCTGCGTACAACGATGGTTCGCCACCGCCATAGCCGATGCGGACACGGCCACCAGTCATCACTGCGGTGCCTTTGATCGATTTGCGGAGCCGTCCTGAGCGGACTGGTGCCCTGCGCCTGGCACCTTCGGCCACTATTTCGGCGGCCTGCTGGTGCGTCGGTTTCATTGCCGTTTTGGTGTCGTCACCGAGGCGGCGCATGTCCCGCTGAATTTCGCGCAGCCCGTCAATGCCCTCTTTGCCTTTGCGGTCCTCAAGCCTAAAACCGAACGTCCCTGCCGCCACTTGCCTTGCCTCGTTTCTTCAGTTGCTCAAACATGGCCCGCAGCACCGGCCGTGGTGTTCGCATCAATTCTTGAGGTGGAATGTGTGTGGCAATGGCCATTGAGGCCAGCCAGTCAGCCACGCCACCTCTTACGTAGGAGGGCTGGAGTCCTCCACGTTGATGGCTACGACCTCTTTGCGCCACTGCGGCAACGGCTTGACGGTGTGGCCATCGTTCTTTTCTGCGATCCAACCGAGCAACGCCAGGTGACCAAGTTTGATGTTTGTTTCGTTGAACGCAACCGGAACGCCAACCTTTGCCAACTCCTCAAACTCACACAACGAGTCAAAGGTCAGCGAATAGGTCCCCTCCGAACCGTCACGCTTCGTGACGGTCACCTTGAAATCAAACATGGTCAGGAGGTCGCGCGCGCGAGGGTGCCGCCCTGGAACTCAACAGATGACATGCTGAGGTCCCCAACGGAGGCGTTGAGCGGGGTGTGACTCGCAACGTATGTGCCGGTGAGCGTGTAGGAGGGGTTATCGGCACCGACAGCGCTGCTGGTCGGCAAGATAACCACCGTGGTGGTGGTGCCCACCAACGGCTCAATGGTCGCGTCCACGCTGGAGGCTGCGAAATCCTGCTGGAAATCGACGGTTGCGGACACGTTGGTCAGGCCGCCAGTGAACTTGTGCGCTCCATCGGACATGGCGGTCACCTCGACCGCATCGACCTCGTAGTTGAGCACAACCTGCGTCACATGGTCCGACAGGTCAACGCTGTTGACGGTGACCGACGCGTCGGTCAAAACGATTTGAGCCACTGTTACTCCTCAGTAATTTCGGGGTCCGGTTTGGTGTTGCGCGCCTTGGCCAGGTGGCCGCCATCGAGCAATGCCTCGATGTTACAACCCGTGAGGTCATCGTCGGTGACGATTTGGCCTGCTGGCCAAGCCAGTCGGTCGCTGGTCACTTTGTAGTTCATGGTGCAACCATAACGTCAAGGTCGAACTCGGCACCAAGGAAAACGTCATCACCTGCGAGCACTTGGCCGAGGTTGCCGCAGCGCACAACCACACTGTCAGCGGCAACACCGCCGAGGGTGCGGTCGGCGCGGATCAGTGCGTCAACGCTGTCGGGGCCATGGATGAACGGGTCAAGGGCCGCCATGTTGGATGCACGGTCAAATCGTTGCGTCAAAATCTGCACTTTGAATTCAAATCGTGTGAAACCTTGACCGGTCATTGCCAGGTGGTAGGTGGCGGGATCATCGCCAGGGACAATCACTGCGCATGGCGCAACGTAACTGTCGGGCACGTCCGCGTACACCACGGTCAACGAGCTTGACGCGCTCAACGCGTCGGCAACAGCCGTTTTGATGGTGCCATAGTCGGCCATCAGCCAACGCCAAACAATTTGGTGCCCTGCAACAGTGCGGCCACGTCAGGATCAGTGCGGCTGATGCGCACCGGCCCAAATTCGCTGATTGCACCAGCCTGAAATCCGAGCGGGCTGGCTTTGCGTTGAAACAAACGTGTGGCCATGAGCAGTGCGGCCTGTTTGATGTTGTCAGGCACCGTCGTGCCGTACCCAAACGTCGCGGTCACCTCGATGGTGGGCCGTCCGTACAGTGACAGCGGCCAGCCACGATTGACGTTCGTAATAAGCCTGAAAGGTGCCGCGTTTTTGACAATCACGTAGTCAGTGGTGACGGTCAACGTGGTTTCAAACGTGCCGTCCTGGTCCTCATCGGTTTTGATGACGAGTCCTGACGCGGTGGCAATGTCGTCAACATCAACAACGGACGCGGTGCGAGGCAGATACGTGCGCGCCTCCGTAACGGTTTCGAACGTGCGGCCCGTGTAGTTATCAATAAGAGCCTCAGCCGCGTCAATCGCGGCTTGGATTGCGGTGTCCTCAGAGGTGGTTGCGGCAGGAATACCGAGCGACGCTTTGACGAGCGCTGTAGTGGTGTATGCCATTACTTGGCCTTAGTGGTGCGCTTGGTGGCCTTGCGTGGCTTAGGCGGCTCCTCAGCGGCCTTAGGGGCCGGTTCGGGCGCAGGCTGCGGCACGGGTGGCGGCACCTGCTGAAATTTGCCGACGAGTACCGGATCGGCACCGCTGGCAATCAAGTTTTGCGTGTATTTGTCGCTCATCGTCGCTCCTCGAGGTGTGGCGGCAGCCCTGTGGAGGGGTGCAGGGCTGCCGCCACTGTCGGGTTAGGTCAGAGCGTGGCGCTGAGCAGCGTGCCCTGAACCTTGCAGATGCCGCCAGGGTAACGGCCAGCGGTGAACGCGCTGTAACCGAACACCACCATGCGGGTGGTCAAGGTGCCCGAACCGACCGACTCGTAGCGCAGCATGAGCGGGCTAGCGGCCTGCTCCATGAGCACCAGGTCAGCACGGTTGGCGACGATGACAGCATCCTCGTCGGTGCCAGCACCGAGGTTCGTCGGGATGCCCGCGTCAACAACGACGGGGATACCGGCGAGTTCGCCAGCGGCGGTGCCGTACGCGCCAGGGTTGCCGAGCGCAACGATGTTCTGGCCCGAGTTGCCCTGAATACCGGCCAGCGGACGGTTTGAGGAGTCGAGGCCAGCGGTCAGGTACGCCCAACGGCGCGGGTGCATGATGATCACGTCAGGCTGCGTGAAACGGGCAGCGGTGACGGTCGAAATGGCTTTGATGACCTTTTGGAAGGTCTCAACAGCGGTCGGTGATGCGTCGTCCACGTCAACATCGCCAATTCCCGAGGTGTTCAGGATGCCGAGGTGCGTGCCCGAGGTGCCGTCACCGTTGATCACGGACGCGTTGACCGCCGAGTTGTAGGCGGACACAAGGTCAGCCGACAGGAGGCCGTCAACACCGGTTCCTCTTTCGATGGCTTGACGGGACACGTCCACCATTCCCGCAAAGGTGCGGACATTGACGGTGAGGAGCGTGTCATCAGGCGTGGCCTCGGTGACCGCGCCGTTGTCACCGTCCTGCGCGGCAGCGCTGGAGCCGGTGGTGAGGCGGGACACGTTGACCGTGAGGCCGTTGGCGGGCAGCGGCAACTGGTTGGCAACGTCCATGGTGTTGCGGCCAGCGCGCAGGAACGGGGCAGCCAGTCCGGTGAGGTACTGCGGCACAACAAGGCCAGCAAAGTTGCTGGAGCCGCTGTCACGCAGTTCGTGGGCCATTTCCTGCTGGTGCCGGTTGAGGCGCTCGCGGGCTGACTGGTCACCGAGGAACTCGGCGGCGTACGAGTCGCGGAAGAATGAGTTAGGCGAGTGCTCCTGGTAGGTGAGCGGCTCGGACTTCACGTCAACGCGGTTCACGGCCTTCGGCTCCTCGGGCTCGTCGGTGGCGGCCACTTCGGCGCGCAACTTGGCGGCCTCAAGGTGGCTGATCTGGATTTCGCGCAGGTCGGCGATGCGAGCATCGAGGTCCTTGGCGCGGGCGGTGAGGTCTCCGAGGTTCTTGTCCTCGGCCTCGGTCAGGTCGCGGGTCTCCTCGGCGGCACGGTCAAGCACGGCCTCAACGGCAGTGGCAATGTCGGCGCGCTCGGTGACCAACTGGTCAAGCAGTCGCATGTGGTTTCTCCTGGTCAGAGTCGGGTTGGGTTCTGACGGTGGCGACCAGGTGCCATTGCGCGTGGCGGCGTGATCGTCGGCGGTCTTGCTGACATGTTACACAAGCGGTTTGTTTGTCGTGTGTGAATTAGTCCACGGTGGTGAACACGCGCAGCGACTCGGTGCCGCTGCCGACAATGGCCCAAAGTTCCTGGCCTGCGCCGAGCAGCCCACGGATCGGTGCGGTGTGTTTCACAATGGGGAAACCGTTAGCGGTGGTCACTTGGTCATCGTCACCGAGATAAACGGTGGTGTTGCCAATGATCTGCATGAACACTTCACGGTTTATGTCGTCAGCGACCAGCACGCGTGTGGCGCTGGTGGTGGCGGTGTGCGCAAAATAATTGGCCATCAGTCAACCTCGAGCTGTCGCATGAGGTGCCGGTATTTGGCGAGGCGCGGCACCTGGTCCTCGTCGTCAGGGTCGTAGGCGCGAACTGACAACAATTGTGCTTCGGAATAGGCAGGGTTGCGGACGAAACCAACGTGGTCGAGGGCCACCTCGGTGCGGGTGCGCAGAGGTTTGCCGTTCATTTCGCTTGTTTGGGTGCGCACGGGGATAAACCCGACGCTGAAACCGGTGACGAACCCGTCCATGGCGAGCGTGCGGGCCTCGTCGGCGCGGCTGGTGCGGGCCAGCAGGAAATCAGCAATGAGGCCGTCGTTGGTTTTTTCCCATTTTGCTGCGCGGCCGATGGGCATGCGGTCGGTGGCGTGCTGCTCAAGCAGCGGCACACGGTTGCCGCGCTCGGCAATGGTTTTGTCAAACGCTGTTGGTGCGAACCGCTCAAGGTAGGTGCCTGCGTCGTACAGTGCGCCAAACGGTGCGACGATGCCAACCAGGTGGTGCCCGTCGTCGTCCTCGCGAATTTCGAAACCAGCAACCTCAATGTGCCGGTTGACAATTTCAGCCATTGATGTTCTCCTCAATCGGCGTTGTTGCGTCGGTCAAATCTTCCATGGTGCGCACCTCGTCAACGGTCATAAATCCTGCCTCAATCGCAGTTTTGTATGCGTTGAACCGTTCACCAGTGTCAGCCCTGAGCAAATCGTCCAACACAAACCGTGCCTCCTGGCCGCGCGGCAACAGGGTGGATACGGCCTGCTCCACACGGGACAGCCACGGCCTGAGCGTGTACCGCACGAACTGTATTGAGTCCTGCGTGACGTTGCTGTAGGTCAGTGAGTTACCGGACGCGCCTGCAACACCGATCATGTGATGTGGCACACCCATGAGCGTGCAGATTTGTTGCGCCGAGTAGCGGCGTGCGTCAATGAGCTCGAGGTCAGACGCGGAGAAACTGAGCGGCTTGTACCTGATGCCGTTTGCCAGCACGGCTGGTGTGCGGTTGCGGCCACCGTTCTTTTCGGTCCAACCGGCCTTCAACTGGTCGGCCTCGTCACGCGTAATGTCTGCGTCCACTTCAAGCACACCGACGGGCAGGCCGCCAGCGTTGTAAAGTTCCGAGGCGCAGTCCTCGCCTGCAATGGCAATGCCGAGGGTGCGTTTGTGGTGCTCGATGATTGACAAGCCGCGCACACTGCCTGGCATGGTGAGGCCACGGATGTGGAGCACGTCCTCAGCGTCATAGATTTGGCCTGCGACCTGGTAGTAGACCGCTGGCCCTTCGGTGCGGATTTGCACTGCGTCGGTGGCGAGCAACACGGCTTGGCGCGGATAGCCGAGCGCGTCACGATCACCTAACAACCAAAACGCATTGCCGTCAATCAATAGTGACGCAACGGTTGATGACAGCATGTCCACACGGGTGGACATACGGTCGGGCTGCTGCAAAATGGACGGGTTCGGTGCAAGCCTGCGGCCGTCACGAAACGCGACCAGCGGCAACGATCCGATGGTGTCCGAAATCAGTTGGGTGCAGCGCCAAAGCGCAGGGATGCCAAGTGACGTTGCGCTCGAAATGTGCAACGGTCCCTGCAACGGTTGCAGATAGTTGCCGGTTGGTAGCACAAACGGGAACTCGGAGGCGCGCTCCTCAACCGGTCTGCGTCGTGAAAATAGGCCCATGTTGCCTCTCAGAGTATCATTGGACGGCCGCCAGGCTCATTGCGATGCCTTGCAGCATGGTATGCGATGCAGGCCGCGTGTAGTGGTGAAACGTCCACTGCGGCCGGTGCCCGTGAGAACAGCCAGGAGTAGCCCATCGGTTTCTTTTGTGCGACGGCTACCGCGTCGGTCAACGCTTCGTGCGGTCTGACACGCATTTTATTTTGCATCAGGTCATCAAAAAACAGGTTGGCGGCATAACACATTTCACGGGTGCTGTATTTCAGGTGCGGCACTTTGCGTTGCTCAAGTTGCTCGGACAGCACGCCAGCGGGGCCGTATGCGTCAAGCGCAATGTTGCCGCCATGTGTGGCGCGCAGGTCTTGCAGCCGATCAGCCAGCCAGTCGGTGCCTTCACGATGTTCGACAAGCTCGAGGCGGCCCTCCTCGTCACCAACAACGATTGCTGCGTGTGTGCGTTCAATGTTGATGTCAACACCGAACACCAAACGGCCATCGGGCATTGCTTCGGCTTGCGCGGCCTGCCACACGGTCGCGGGGATCAGCCGCTCGTCAGATTTGGTGAACTGGTTGAGCCAGGCGCGCCGAAACTCGCCCTCGGGTTGTGTAGCGCGGGCATGGCGCACCGCTTCAAGTTGCACGGTGCTGCCGAGCGCAGGCATGCAACCATGCCACGTTGCTTCCGAGTCGGGGTCCTCGTCAGGATCGGCTGACCACTCGAAATACGCAATGCGATCACTGCGGCCTGTGGATACCGCCTCACGGCCTGTGGATACTTTGCGCAGCAGATAGGTGGACTCATCGGTGCCTGCGGTGGACACGATCCACAACTGCGCCTCGGGAATGGTGGCCATGGCGGGCAGCATCGCCTGTTCACGTCTGTCGTCGTAGTCGGCCATTGCCTCATCAATGAAACCGCCACCTGACAGCGTTTGGCCGTGACCGGCGGTCGGTGTTGAGGGCCACGCCTCAATTCGTGAGCCGTTCGTCAGGATCACTGACGGGTCAGCCGCTAGCCGGTAGATGCGGTCCACGTACTTGCCGAGCGGTGAGTCAGTGATTGTTGGTGCGAAATCGTCCAACAGTTTTTTGCGGGCCGCTGATCCGGTTTGCGCGGTGTACGCGATGCGTTGCCGTCGTCCCCATGCCAACGCACGCCACAACATGAGCGCCACCAGCAACGTCGATTTGCCTTGCTGGCGTGGCACGGTGAGGCATACCTCGCGGTAAACCAAGTGCCCGTTGTCGTCGAGCTCGAGCGCGGTGTCAACAACTTGCTGTTGCCATGGCATAAACGGTGTGCCGAGCAGTTCAGCGATTTTGGCGACCTCGGGGCCGCGTGTTGGTCGGTCAGTCCTCGTTGTTGCCAGTCGCGGCGCGCAACTGATCAGTGAGCCATTCAAGTTCGTCACCGTCCTGTTCTGTCATGGCCATCAGGTCACCGAGCGCGGCGCGGTATTCCTTCCACATTGCGGCTTTGTCGGGTTCTGCGTCAACGCAGGCCGCCAGGCTGCGGGCTGCCATCACAACTGGCTGGTCGGTGGCTGGTATGCCATCGGGGTAGGTGTTCACAATGAACGCCTCGACGGCTTGCGAATTTGTGGCGATTGGTGGCGGTTTGCGTGGTTTGCGCGCAGCGGTCGTTGATTTGCGCGGTTTCGCGTTTTTTGGCGGTGGATTGGTCATGGCCTATTTTTTGCGCCTTTTGGGGTGGTCAAAGGGTTTGGTCGGGGAGAGAAAAGCCAAGGTCTGCGTCG